AAATTGACTTTGAATTGCCGGTTATGCGGAAAGTGTCAAAGGTTTTGGGTGTATCAATGGATGCACTTTTCAACGATAAAAAAATTTAGTCCAAAACTTACCTAACGGATATATTTAGGAGGAACGCTAATGATAAATAATCTATCAATTATTGAAAATGGTTTAATACCAATCTATCAATCTGAAAAGGGGACAAATCTGGTTAATGCTAGGGAGTTGCATGAATTTCTCGAAGTAAATTCAAAATTTGCAGACTGGATGAAGAACCGCATTGAAAAGTATGAATTCGTTGAAAATCAAGACTTTATAACGGTTTCTAAAAACTTAGAAAACGGTGGAAGGGCAATTGATTACGTCTTTAAACTTGAACCGGCAAAAGAGATCGCTATGGTTGAGAATAACGAAAAGGGTAAGGAAATTCGCCGTTACTTCATTAAAGTAGAAGAAAAATTCAAGCAGCAATCTATCGACTATTCCAAACTTTCCCCCGAACTCCAAATGGTATCTCACCTGCTTATGGCATCCGCAAAACTGGAAGCAAAAGTTGAGAGGCTTGAAACTGCCACTCAAACAATTAAAGATACTATGGCTGAGCTGCCTAAAGACCAATGGCGCAAATGGATTAATTCCAGCCTTGGAGAAATCGGAATCAAACTCGGCAACAAAGGACAAAACCATGAGGATTTAAGGTCGGACAGTTATAAGCTTCTCGAAGAAAAAGCCGGTGCAGATTTATCTACCAGGTTGAGAAATGGCAAGAAGCGCTTGGAGGATGCAGGGGCGACAAAAACAGCGGTAAAGGAATACTGCAAACTTGACTGTATCGAGGAAGAAAAGCGGCTAAAAGAAATCTATACCGGAATTATCAAGGAATATCGCATTAAGTACCTAACCTAACACCGTGCTCCAGCTAATGTTTAATGTTTAGGAAAGGAGGTGTAACCGCTATGATGCCTAATGAACGTATCGAATTACTAGAAAAGAAAGTAGCCGAACTAGAGCAAGCAGTCCGGCTGATAAACTTCATACCAGAAGATAGTGACGGTATCAGAGATTCTCACGTATCCATTTCCACTGTGCCTCGGTCAACCAACCCCGAATAGGTTTCTCAATCTTGCAGATTACCATGGAATCGTTTGTGTCCAAGTATGCGACAGCAGTTTTTTCTACAGCATATACATCTAAGTCAGTTTTCACCAGGAATGTCGTTGTCACATATTTGCACCAAGTACCGAGACCCTTTATTGCATTTTCAACGTTTTCTCTATTATTGGTTGGAGAATGTAAATCGTAAGAAATCATATACACGCTCACAGAATCACCTCCCTTCTATAAAATTTGTTTGGACGACATAATTTTACCATTGTAGGGAGAAAACGACAAGAAAAGTTATACAGGATATCAGCCTAACCACGCAAATGTTCACCCTCTTCGGAGGGCTTAAAAGTTGTCTCGTTTTGGGGACAAATGTACCTTGAAAACTAAATATCGCGACAACGCCATGAGCGGTCAGAGTGAGCGCAAAAGGTGGCTAAATAAAGTTGGGGGAGGTCAGAATGCTAGAACTAAACAAACTTTACAATATGGACTGTTTGCAAGGCATGAAGCAAATAAAAACCTGCAGTATTGATTGCATATTTACAGACCTTCCATATGGCAAAACAAAAAGCTCATGGGACAAGATAATAAATCCTGAATTAATGTGGAGTGAATTTTTGAGAGTAGCAAAGCCGAACGCAGCCATATTATTGTTTGCCGTTCCTCCATTTGATAAATTCCTGTATTCCACAAACCCCAAAATGTACCGTTATGACTGGATTTGGGAGAAGAACAAAACTACTGGACACTTGAATAAAAATTCTGTCCCCATGCTTGATTATGAGTTGGTAATGGTGTTCTACGGTAAAGCTCCAACCTATAACCCGCAAATGAGGAAAAATCTATTGCCGATGAATGCAGCCACAACACAACATACATCAGGCGTATATGGTTCAGGAAAGGCGACTAAAAACAATACAGGAACGACAGACAGATACCCAAAAAGGATTCTTAAATTTGACGTCGTGAACAATGACGATCCCGAGAGGATACACCCAAACCAAAAGCCTGTACCGTTATGTAGTTACATGCTCAAAACCTATACCAATGAAGGTGAAACAGTTTTGGATGCTGCAACGGGTTCAGCTTCAATACCTGCAGCGTGTTTAGATTTAAAGAGAAATTTTATAGCGTTTGAAGCAGATAGAGAGATATACGGCAAGGCACAAAAGAGACTTGATGCAGCGATGGCACAAATAAGTATGTTTTAAAGGAGGCACCCAATGAAACCTAAATTAATATTTGTTTACATAATCGCCCTAATCGTCACAGTATACACACTATACGCACTAGTTGCCACTGAAAAAGAACTCGACGCCGTACAACAGCATAACGCCACGCTACAGACCGAGCTAGACAGCCTACACGCCAAATGTAGGCAGTATATGAAGCAAGTTGAAGAATTATCCGTGCAGGTGAAAGAAGCACAGGGCAAGTCAAGTAAAGGTACAGAACGAGTTGACCGTCGCATAATGGAATGCACAGCCTATTGGGAAGGTTCCTGCGGCAAGAAGCCCACTGACCCCACATACGGCATAACGGCAAGCGGGGAACGTGTGCAGGAGGGATTTATAGCGGCATGGCTGAAAGAATATCCGATAGGGACGAAGCTGTATATACCCTACTTTGACAGGACATTTACGGTGATGGATTGCGGTGGGGATATTGTGGAGGGGCGGCTGGACTTGTACATGTCCACAGCAAAGGAATGCTTTGAGTTTGGAAGGGTATGGCTGGAAGTGTGGGAGGCGGAGTGATTCACCATATATAAAGAATGTGAAGGAAAGAGGTACGAAATGAACGATAGGCAAAGAGATTTAATTCAATACATATGCGACGGAGACATAAAAAAGGCTCAACAGCAAACAAGGGTTATTCTAAGCGAATCGGCTTATGCAAAAGATGAAGCGTTTAAGAAAAATATGCTTCGGAAACTCGATGCTAAACCGAATATGATTGAACTTCCCTATAATCTGCGTGAATTGCTGATTGCAGAAGATGTTTCAAATTTTCCCGAAAGCCGATTTGTGTTACGTCCAGAAGAAGCGAAAACTGTAAAAACTGTATTATCGACACTTAAAGCGTCTGAGCGGCTATCTGAACTTGGCATTTCTTATCTCCCGGCCTTAATGCTTCACGGGGAAAGCGGCGGCGGGAAAACAATGCTGGCTCGGTATATTGCTCATATAGCAGATAGACCGTTTGTATATGTGAGGTTTTCAAGCGTTATAAGTTCTTATCTCGGGAGTACTCAATCAAATGTTGCTAAGGTGTTTGAATATGCGAGGGCGGCTCCATGTGTTCTTTGCTTTGATGAAATTGACGCCGTTGGTATGGCTCGTGGTCAGAAGAATGATGTTGGAGAGATGAACCGCATAGTTATAGCTCTCATGCAGGAAATGGACAGTTTACCTAATAACGTCATTATAGTTGGAACTACTAATCGTTATGACAGGCTCGACCCGGCACTTATTAGGCGGTTTTCAATCAAACATGAAATTCAGCCAATGACACGTAATGACATTAATATTCTCGCAAAAAAATTCTTTCAATACGCAGAAATTGATATTGATGGATGGCTTGACGGCTGGTGTAATACCAATTTTGCTGATAGTGAACCGGCTTCTACTGTTATTGAAAAATGTACTGGATTAATAATCGAAAAAGTTATGCGAGAAGCTGATTCAGTAAGCTCACAATAGCAGCACAATCCCGCACAAAGGAGGCTCGCATGCCACTTGAAAAGTCGAAAGTTTTAAACGAGCAAGTTGACATCCACTGGTTCGCAGACTGGTACAGGCTAACAGGCACATATTTTACCGTCCGGGATGGGCGGATAGTGGATATAGGGGAGGAAGGGAAGTAAGCAATGGAAAACATCACAGTACCGGTTGCAATTGTCTTATGTGTGTTAATCCTCGGATATCTCGTGTTTGCAGGGTTTCTGCTGAAATGGCTACTTAAAGTAATAATTGCTATTTTGAAATATTGGTAGTTGGTTTCCACAAAGGTAGGTGATGCCCATGTGCCCGACAAATAAAGCAGGCTGAGAATTATGTTTCATTTGTAAAGTTTCTAAGCGGTTCAGTGGGTTCATCCATAAAGCCCGCCAGCTAGCCCACTATTATTTGGTACAGGTCGATATGTACCGGGCTAAAGAATAAAAGTGTCGGAGGTAAAGGGATATGATTTTCGGATACAACTGGTTTGAGGCATTGAGAATCAACAACGTAACATCGATTCTCGTTCAATGTCAATACTTCTGCAAGCCAGTACAGCGTTCAGATGTAACCGGATACCCAAGCGGATTCTTTTAGTTAGAGCAGCGGGGGCATGTACGCAGCGGCCTCATGCAAAATAAAACGGATCAACTTAATCAAGCGGGCTAATCAGTGAGGTTCGCCCGCTTCAAACTAAGAAAGGAGAACAAACAAATGAAAAAGGCTATTGAGTGGGAAGCGGATGAAAACGGTTGTTGGGTTTGCGCAAGCCACCATAGAGTCAAAGGTGGATATCCTCAATGTGAATCCGATGGGCAGAGATATTTTTTAAGTAGATTTGTCTACGAACAATGTTTTGGTGAAATACCAGAAGGATTATGCGTTTGCCATAAGTGTGATAATCCGCCGTGTATAAACCCTCAACACTTGTTTCTTGGAACTCGAAAAGACAATACGCAAGACATGGTGAAAAAAGGTAGAAACCGTAATGGGATTCTACCTGGAGAAAGTAACGGACAATCCAAATTAACAAGCCAACAAGTTTTAGTAATTCTCAACGACAGCAACTCAAATAATAAAATAGCTGCAAAATACGGGGTTTCTAAATCTACTATACTCAGAATCAAAAATCGAAAATCTTGGCGCAATATAACGCCAGAAATTCATCATGGGGAAGTAGCGGACCTCATGTTGGTCCCTTAGTGAGTGCAATTCTCACCTTCCCCACAAGCCGAAAGGCTAATAAATTTATAGGAGGTAGTTATGGATTACAAAGCAGTCATTGAAGGCCAAATTGAAAAATTGCAGAAAGAAAACACGGCATGTACTATGGAAGCTTGCGAAGTGGCAAGAACAATCAACAATTTGGTAGCTTACGCCGTGACACTCGAAAACAATTAACTTTCAGCCGGGTAGTTCCCGGCCCAATCCGCAAAGGATAAATAAATTTATAGGAGGGGTTAAGTATGAAGGGTAATCACAGAAATCCGCAACCAGTAATGCCGGTCTATAACCGCAAAATTCAAAGAAATAGGCTCAAAAATCGTATCGAAAGCAACAAAATTCAAAAGTCTTGGATGAATATTCAGTTAAACAGGTGCAAGAAATTTATTGCCGATTTAAACAAGTTAATCAATGATAAAAAGATCATTCGGACAAAGGACACAAACAGGGCTATCAAAGCCGCTAAGAATGCAATAATGGTCATGTTGAAAAAGGCGCAATGTTGAGCTGAAAGGAGGCACACACCATGATTCTACACGATCTACACCCATTTATCAAAGTCCTTGTCATCACAATCCTGCGCATGATGATAGGTGGAGGCACGGGGTACATACTCTGTGTGGTTAATGAGGCGCTGGATAAGTAGGAGGCACGGAAGAAGCGGGAGGCGAGCAAGCCGATAGGGAGCAAGGAAAGGCATATTGATATTAAATTGTGAAGGGAGAGAGGGAAATGAGACAAAGAAAACTAAAACTAAGCGGACTACATGTAGGCGACAAAGTTACGATGCACACTTGCAGCGAATCAACGCTCGAAAAGTACAAGGATAAGGAATTTACCTGTTTATCCGATCCGTGGGATTTGCGCGGCAGTGAAGTTATTTTGCTTGATGGCGTAAGAGGCGGATTCGCAACGGAATATTTGAAGAAGGTATGAATGGAGAGGTTGAATTATGAAGTACAAAGTAGGGGACAAGGTGAAGGTTAGAAGTGATTTAGAAGAAGGGCAGCAATACGAAGGACGTAATATTACATCATCTATGGCAAGATTGAGCGGTAAAACAGTAACCGTCACTAGATGTAGTGGTGACTGCTATCACATCGACCCATTGTGGGAACATTGGACAGACGAAATGTTTGAAGGATTAGTGAAGGAGGAAGGCACATTGAAATTCAGTGATTACATGGTAATAAAAGGCACATCAGGCGAATGGGGCATTGTGTATAAAAAAGAGAACGGTTGGTGGCACATCGTTTATCAATGCGGTGGTCAAGTGTTCGAGGCAAACGATTTCACGCGATACATAACTGAAGTGTATGAGTGCAAGGAAGATGGCAAATATTATTCGCTTCAGTTCTTAGCAAACCCTGAAATTTACATCAGAAATTATACCAAAATATACCCAATTATCCCCCAGCCTGTCAGCTTCATGGAGGCGGTGGAGGCATACAGCGAAGGTAAGACGGTGGAGTGCAAGCATGATGGACAAATGCACAATTATAAAATATCTCGCGGTTTCGGTATGACGGATGAAAACGCCGATGCGATAAATCATGATGAAATTTTGCGCGGCGAATGGTACATAAGGGCATAAAAAAATACCGCTCACACAAGCGGCAAAGGTAAACTGCTAAGCAGAGTATAGCACAGGTCAAGCGGAAACGCAAATATACGGTAAATGTATAAATATGCGAAAAGGGGGTAAGAGGGATGAAACAGTGTAATTGTGCCAATGAGGCAGCAAAGAAGGTGGCCGCAGCATATTCCAGCTATAAAAATGTTTTCCCACCAGTAGAACTGCTTTCCGGTAGGACTTACTTAAATTTTACATGTGAAAAGGTCACCAAGAGTGGCAGGATGAAGCAGATTGAAGTTCCTATGTTGCTAACAAAATGCCCATTCTGTGGCAAGAAATATGAAGGTGATTTGGAATGAAAGACATAACCATAGACATACACAACTATCCTACCAACGTGAGCCTACAAGACATACTTGACATGCTGGAAGAGTGGCAGAGGAAAGAGGCGGAAACGGTGGAGCAGTTAGAGGACGGACAAATAAATAAATTTAGGGAGGTCGATAGGTAAATGAGGATACTGAAACTGGTAATTAAGAATTTCAAAGGAATCAAGGAACTGGTAATTGATGCAAACGGCATAAATATGAATTTGTTTGGCGACAATGCCACAGGGAAAACCACTATAGCAGATTCATTCAATTGGCTGCTGAATGGTAAAGACAGTTTGAATCGTTCAGATTTTGGGATTAAGCCGATAGACCCTGCAACACAGGAAGTCATTCACGGCATCGAAACAGAGGTTGAAGCTACACTGGATTTGGGTGGCGATACACTGATTCTGAAAAAGGTATTCTATGAGAAGTGGGTTAAGGAAAGAGGCGCAGCGGAGCGCACATTCTCAGGCAATACAACGGATTATTATGTCAATGATGTTCCGGTTAAAAAAGGCGAGTATGAGTTACGCATAGCCAAGATTGCAGACGAAAAGGCTTTTAAACTGCTGACAAATCCACTGTATTTTAATGAACAACTTCATTGGACAGATAGGCGCAAGATGCTCCTGCAAGTGTGCGGTGATATTGTTGATAGTGATGTGCTTGAAGTTAATTCAAAGCTTGCAAGTCTTACTGCTATCCTGGGGAAACACAGCATTGACGAACACCGTAAAATTATTGCGGCAGCTAAAACTAAAATCAATGAGGAACTTCAAAAGATTCCTTTGAAAATCACTGAAAATAAAAACATGATGCCGGATACCACGGGAATTATTGTAAGTATTGTTGAGAAGGAAATTGTTGAACTGCGGAAAGAACAGGACGGATTAAGGCAGGAAATTACACGCATACAGTCCGGCGGCGAAGTTGCAGAAAAAAATAAGAGACTGGCTGAAATTAACGGGGAGCTTATTTCTCTTAAAAATGCACAGGATCAGAAAAAGAATGATGCTTTGAGAGGATTAAGGGAACAAGAAAACACGGCACAGTCTGAACAGGGTAAATTGCGGAGCGGATACATATGCAAGCAGAGTGAAATTGCTGAAATTGAACGCTCTATAAATACCCTGGAAAATGAAATCAATGCCTTGTATGAGAAATACGACAACGCTGAGAATGAGGAATATTGTTATAAGGCTTTTAGCTTTACACCTCAATCTCACACATGCCCTACATGCGGTCAGGATATCCCACAGGAAAGGATTGACGCTGTTAGGGATGCAGCAATCAAGGAGTATGAGGTAAGCAAGCAAAAAGCGCTTGAAGCTTTTAACCTAGACAAGTCTACTCGTCTTGAAAAAATCACGGAATCCGGAAAGAATCTGCGTGAACAACAAAACAAGGCAAAGGAAAGAAAGATTGTATATGAAACTGAACTTGCAGACTTTAAAAACAAGGGATTATCAGCAACCACTACGCTTGAAACTATCCAAAAGCAGATTACAGACGTTCAGAATGGCTTTACAGACGTTTCCGAAACTCCGGAATATAAATCATTATCTACTGAAATGGCACAGGTTAGAGCGGCAATTACAGAGTTGCAGAGTGGTAATACTGGCAGAATCACAGAAATTCAAAATTCTATCAACGATATTTCCGTAAAAATCCAAGGGCTGCAGACCAAGATAACCGCAGTTGAAAATGCTGAAAAATTCACAGCCAGAATTGAAGAACTCAAAGCCGATGAAAAGAAGCTTGCCAAGGAGTATGAAAGGCTTGAAGGTGAGCTATATCTTACAGAAGAATTCATTCGCACAAAGGTTAAAATGCTGGACAGTAAAATCAATGGTAGCTTCAAGTATGTTCGCTTCAAACTGTTTGATGTGCAGATAAACGGCGCTTTGAATGAGTGCTGCGAAGCTCTTATCAATACCAATGGCTGTTGGACACCTTATTCAGATGCAAATGCGTCCGGCAAGATAAACGGCGGCATTGACATTATAAATACTCTCTCGGAATTCTACAACTTTGAGGCTCCTATATTTTGTGATAACGCAGAATCGGTCACGGCATTGGCAGAGACAAAATCACAGTTATTCAGGCTTGTGGTAAGTAAGAAGGATAAAGTGCTGAGGATTGAAACGGAGGCGGCATAGTTGAAAAAATACTCAAAAGGTGAACCAATCAAAAGCCTTGACGAGTTAGCTCAGCAAGAATTTGTATATTGGTGGGACAAGATTACTCACAAGGGGTGGTTTATGAGTTGGCAATTTAGAATGGCTCGTGATGCAATACAACGCGGAAATGTAATATTTAAAGCTATTAAAAATAACGAAACGGAGGAAAAATAATTATGGCAGACACTAAGCAGAACACACAAATCGCAGTTAAGAGGGAAACTATCGACATTGTAACAGCAAAGGTGAAGCAGTTTCAGAACAACGGGGAATTATTTTTCCCGGCAAACTATAGTCCTGAGAATGCTTTAAAATCGGCATGGCTACAGTTACAGGAGGTACAAAGCAAAGATTACAAACCGGCGCTTGAAGTTTGTACAAAGGACAGTATCGCAAATTCACTTCTCAGCATGGTTGTACAGGGTCTAAACCCCGACAAAAAGCAATGTTACTTTATCGTGTACGGCAATAAGCTTCAGATGCAAAGATCATACTTCGGGTCCGTAGCGGTCGCTAAAGCTGTAAATCCAGACATTGACGAAATATACGCTGATGTAGTATACGAGGGAGATACTTTTAAGTACAACAAGCTCCGCGGTAAAACAATTGTAACTGAGCACACACAGAGCATTGAGAATGTGAAGAAAGATAAGGTTATAGCTGCTTATTGTACAATCTTGTATTTTTCTGGCAAGGAAGAAGCCACAATAATGACATTTGATGAAATAAAGCAGTCGTGGTCACAATCTAAAATGAAGCCTGTTGATGATAAAGGCAATATTTCAGCAGGTAGCACACATGGCAAATTTACGGCTGAAATGTGCAAAAAAACTGTCACCAACAAGGCTTGCAAGCCGATCATAAACGGCTCTGATGATTCTAGTATTCTTTCATCATATGCCAAGAAAAGCTATTCCGACATTGACGAAGCGGAGGCGGAGGAAGAGATACAAACGAACGCTAATTCTGAGTACATTGACATTGAACAAGCTATTGATGCTGAACAGATTACAGAAGAAGTGCCAGCAGAAAAGCAGCCTGAGCAGGTAACTATGGATGCGCCACCTGCGAATAAGTCGAAGGGGCGTGGGTTCTAATGGAAATACTCAGCCTTGCCAGTAGTAGTTTGGGAAATTGCTATCGAATTTCGGATGGTACCACCTCGCTACTACTGGAGGCTGGTATCCCATTGCAGAAGATAAAACAAGGATTGAATTATAAATTGTCAGAGATAGATGGGTGTTTAATATCTCATAGCCATGGAGACCACTGTAAAGCCGTTAAGGACATTATAAAGGCAGGAATAGATGTTTATATGTCCAGAGAGACAATTGAGGCTATAGGGGTACAAGAGGAACACAGGGTACATGCTATTGAACCACGTAAACAGTTTGTAGTCGGCACATTTATAATTCACCCTTTTGATACACAACACGATTGTCCAGGCTCAATAGGGTTTTTAATTCAATCAACATTGATAGGTGAAAAGCTTGTATTTATTACAGATAGTTATTACTGCAAGTACAAGTTTAAGAGCTTAAATTACGTCATGGTTGAGTGCAATTATGCTTCGGATATTTTATTGAGGAATGTTGCAAATGGAAGCTTGCCAGAGGCACAAAGGGCAAGGCTTGTACACTCACACTTTTCCCTGGAACATGTTAAGGAATTTTTAAAAGCTAATGATTTGAGTCAGGTTAAAGAGGTTTATTTACTGCATTTGTCGTCAGGAAATTCAGATGCGGTTAGATTTAAAAGAGAAATACAGGCGGTGACGGGTAAGTTGGTTACGGTTTGTAATGAATAAGGAGGTTAAGAAATGAACAGTGTTAATATTATAGGCCGCATCACAAAGGACATTGAATTGCGGTACTTACCAGCCAACAACACAGCGGTATGCAGCTTCTCAATAGCCGTTGATGATGGATTTGGTGATAAAAAGAAAACATTTTTCTTTAATTGTCAAGCATGGACAAAGACAGCGGAGAATATTGTTAAGTTTTTCGGCAAAGGTGATCTGATTGGAATATCTGGGAGGCTTGCAACAAGGGACTGGACGGACAAAGAAAGCAAAAAACATACTATTACCGAGATTGTTGTAAGTGACTTTACTTTTTGCAATGGGAAGAAATCGGAATCCGGAAGCGCAGATAAACCATTGAACCAGAGCAATGATGGTGAGTATAATATAACACCATTAGAGGACGATGAACTTCCATTTTAAGGAAATTAACACATATTAAGTGGGGCTAGCAACCCCTCTTAGGGGGTGAGAGATTGGCAAGACCACAAAAGGAAGGTATTGATTATTTTACCTTAGATACAAAAATGGATGATGAAGTCAAACTGGTAGAAGCTAAATTTGGAATATCTGGTTTTGGTGTTTTAATAAAACTTTACCAAATTATTTATGACAACAGTTACTACATCAAGTGGACAGAAAGAGAGCAATTACTATACAGCAACCGGATTAATGCTGACATTAATTTAGTTATTGAAGTAGTAAATGAATGTTTGAAATGGAATTTATTCAACAGAGAGATGTATTCAAAATATGAAATTTTAACTTCAAGGGGTATTCAAAAAAGATACATTGAGGCAACTCAAAGAAGAAAGGAAGTGTGTTTTTATCAAGAATACATGTTGCTAGATATCCAAGAAAAGTATCCAGAAAAGGTTATTGTCAACATTAATAATATAATTGTAAACATTAACTCGGTAAATACCAGCATTAGTACACAAACTAAAGTAAATAAAACTAAAGTAAATAAAAACAATGTTTACACAAATGAGTTTGAAAAATTTTATTCTGAATACCCAAGACCGGAGGATAAAAACAGATCATTCACTAACTGGAAAACTCAACTCAAAAATTACACAGTTGAACAACTTATGACAGCTTGTAAAAATTATACAAAAGCGAAGGTTGGAACCGAGAAACAATATCTGAAATCTTCTGCTAATTTCTTGGGCAAAGAAAAGCCATTTGAAGATTATATTAACTATCAAACCACTGAAACAAAAAGTAAATACCGCGATATGACAAATTATAAACCGGGGGAGTGATTACATGTTACCAAACAATCCAGAGATTGAAAAAAGTGTACTTGGTTGTTTACTGATGGGGAAACTGGACTATGTTTTGAAATTGTCAGAACTTGACTTTATGAGTGAAGTCAACCGGCAGATATACAAAACAATCTGGGAGCTCCACGAACATAAATCTACAGTTGATGAATTCACCGTATCAGATGCGCTCGATATTGATAACGCGCTTGAAATAGTTGTAGGCCTCGCAAGTTATGTTTCCACTCCTGAGAACATGGAGCATTACATGGGCATCTTGAAAACTTATACAATGCGCCGAGAGATTATAAAGGCTTCCATGAAAGCAAAGGAAATGGCAGAGGGTGAACGCTTTGAAAATGCGGTAGAGTTAAAAAGTGATGTGTTACAGGCGTTTGACATTGCAGTGTATGACAACAAAAAGACGGATAACAGCCTAAAAACTATAATGATGGCAGTTATGGACGATATTGAGGAAAAATTCAATGCGCCAAACGAGCAGAAATATTTCACAGCGTTTTATGACTTGGACAAAATCACCGCAGGACTTCACCCAGAAGAATTAACTATCATTGCCGCAAGACCCGGAGTTGGCAAAACTGCCTTTGCATTGCAGCTCATGTTGAACCTGACTAAGAAGGATTGTAAATGCTTATTTGTATCCCGTGAAATGTCGCAAGTACAGATTGCTAAAAGGATCCTCTCAAATCTTGCTTTGGTAGATGGGCAAAAACTGAGATTCTGCAAAAGTTTAACTGATTCAGACTGGCCCAAAATTACCGGTATACTAACAGAGATTGAAAATATGCCAATAGAACTTAACGACAAACTATCAACAATACAAGAGATTAGGGCATATTGCAGAGAACTCAAAGGCAAAGGATCTATTGATCTTCTCATAGTTGACTACCTCCAATTGTGCCGGAGTATGAAAAAGACAGAGAACAGAAGGCAGGAGATAGAAGATATATCAAGGCAACTGAAAGAAATTTCACTTGAATTTTCAATACCAGTAATAGCACTAAGTCAGCTTTCTCGTGACAGCAGCAAGACTGGGAGGGAACCCGAACTACACGATTTAAGAGAATCCGGCAGCATTGAGCAGGATGCGGATAATGTGATATTCCTTCACGTCCCCAAAGATACCGATGAAGCAGCAGACAATTTTGATATTAAAGTGATAGTTGGAAAGCAGCGGAACGGTCCTACAGGATACATATACCTGAGATATTACAGGAGGACGTTTAAATTATGCAATCTACGATAACTGCTGAACAATTGAAACAGGTGAGCAATCAGCGCAAGTGCCAAATAATGCGCGAAATAATCAAAGGTAAATTGAAATTTGTGAGGTGAAATCATGCAAAAGCCGCCAATCGGCATAATGCCTAAAAAGATGTGGGATGAAATACGGATGGAAGGTTTAGCAGATGCAATAAACCGCTACAGCGAGGCAAAAACGTCAGTGCCGTATGAGTGGGTATTGGAATACACGGGACTTACAAATCAGTACAGCAAGAGATGTGACCTTGATGGGCAGGAGGATATACCATGAAAATAAATCTAAGTGACCTGCAACGCATAGAAGAAGAACACAATGTTATCACCATCCAATCAGACTATCCAGAGATAGCTTATGCAGTGGACAAGCCAAACGGCGTAATATGGCTGATAAACCGGCAGACAGGCGCACAGCTGGAAGTATCTGCGGAAAATGTGTATGCGTTCGCGGATGAATTAATGAGTGTGGCAGAGGTACATATGGGACAGACAGGATTACATAAGGTGAGTTGACTCAAAATTTAAAAAGAGTGCGAAGGGAGGTTTTATTATGTCAACGCCATATACATATACACCATGTAAGGATGAACAGTACAAGATTTGCGAAAATTATGCAGGTTTTAGCGCAATGTTTGGGGGTACTTTTGATACCTGCGAAAACTGCAAAAGGCATCACAAATATAAAGGATTAGAAATTATTTACAATAAAAAGGTAAAAGACAATTACAAACCAAGAGGACGGTAATTCACAATAACAAGAAGATTGTGCAACAAAACGATGCAGAGAGTGAGGAAATTATGGAAAATACAAAGAAGGTACAAATAGACAAAGTAAAAACCGTATGCAAAATAGGACAGGGTAATGAATGCTGCCGATACCTTGTTTGCGGTGCAAATGGCTTTGAATGTGTAAAAGGTACTGATACTGGTAGATTTTTAGATTCCAGGGTAGCAAAGGGTACAATTACGGCCAGAGGTGATAATTGTAATTGCGGATAAGAAAGATTGGAGGAATTTTGATGGCTACGAGGACTATAGATAACTGCTCCATTAGAGGGGAGAGTTGAAATGTTAAGCGAGAAACAATTGAGGGATGCGGCTAAGTGCAGTGAATTGAAATGCCATACATGTAAAGCGAATTTAGGAAAAGGTGATTGTTCTGTGCCGATTGCCCAAACAGCTCTAGCGCTGGCGGATATGCTGAAACGGTTGGAATGGATATTAGCGCGTGATAAATATGGTGAACACATAACAAGGTGTCCTGATTGCGGAGAGGAAAGAGAAGAAGGTCATGCCGTAGGTTGTGAACTTGCGAAGATTCTGAAAGGATTGGAGGTAGAGGAATGAGGCTGATGGATGATAAGAAATTACTTGAACAAGTGACAGTAGAGCAATTAAGACAAAATATAATCTTACTCCGAGCCAAAGAAATTGAAATGCCTCGCGTGTGGATTTTGGAATTGATTGACACCATCGAATCACAGCAGCAGGAGAATGAGCAGCTACGTAATGATCTTGCTGGAATAGGGCAGATGGTAGCAGACTATGACACAGCATTGCAGGAGAATGAGCAGCTACAGGCGCGGAATGGGGCTATGAGGGAAGCGCTTGATAAATATATTAGCGCATCCAACATCATATCTAAACATTATCAAGGCAATCCAAAGTACCTGCTTCCGCTATCAGTGGCATTTGAGATGGCTGCGAAAATAGAGGTTACACCCTACCACAACCCTGCTGATGTGGATGCGCTGAAGAAGGCAAAGCAAGCATTGGATATGTGGGACAAAATGGAATATTGCGATTGTGACCAGTGCAAGGCTACTAGAGAAGCCATTGCGGCAATAGATAAGGCGGTGGGGGAATGAAGCAATACTGCAGATACTGTGCCAATGCATTGGATTATGACGGAACGCTTATATGTGAGGCGAACGCCCCATGCGGTAACAATGGTTCAGGCAGAGGGTATAACATCAAAAAAGCCCAAAGGCTAAATAATTGCAAGCATTTTGAATTCAACCCAAACGATTTATTAGGCGCAAATCCAGACGGTGGGTTCAGACAATACCAACCACGAAAAGAGTATAAAAGTAAAGCACAGCAAGCGGTTGAAGCTGGACAACTTGCGATGGAGGTGACGGGGGCATGAGTGAATCCACTGAACAGCAAGCTTTATTTCAATGGGCCGAAATAGCTGCAAAGAAAACACCGGAGTTGAAACTATTATTCGCAGTACCGAACGGTGGTAAGCGTAACATTGCAACGGCGGCGAGGCTGAAAAAGGAAGGTGTCAAGTCGGGTGTTCCGGATATCTGTCTTCCTGTCCCACATGGCGAATATCATGGGCTATACATCGAAATGAAAGTCGGTAGAAATAAGCCATCCACGAATCAAATGTGGTGGATCGAGCAGTTACAAAAGCAAGGGTATAAAGTAGCGGTGTGCTACGGATGGGGCGAGGCAGTAAAGGTTATTACGGATTATATGATAGGAGCGTGAGGGGAATGGATAAACTAAACAAAGCCCAATTCTGCGACCTGGCTGAACGCAATGAGGACCTAAAGCGTGCAAAGAAAGAGATACAGCAGACGAAAGAGGAATCACAGCCATGGAGAGCGAAACAGGATCAATTTGCGGTGGATGAAATGAGATATGACAGGGTGATGAAGGTTAGGGGTTAAACTAAAGATAAAGGGGTGAGCAATATGGGATTGATTGAGAAGAAAATAGCCAATTTCAAAGATCTTACAGGCATGAAGTTTGGAAGATTAGCTGTAATCAAAATTGCTGAAAGTACGGGTAATGGCGCAAGATGGCATTGTGTATGTGATTGTGGTAATGAAACGATTTCATGAGGCGCTCAACTCAGAAACGGTTCAGCGACTTGCTGTGGATGTTTAGGTAGGGAAAAGCTTATTAAACAAAACACAAAACATAATATGTCTAGGTCAAGGCAATATCATATATACCGGAATATGCGCAAAAGATGTGACGATTCAACTTGTAAGGATTACAAAAATTATGGCGGACGAGGTATTACTTATTGTGGTAAATGGGAAACGTTTGAGGGCTTCTGGGAAGATATGGGGCAAAGGTATTCTGATAATTTAACCCTTGAAAGAATCGATAATAACAAAAATTACTGCAAAGAAAATTGTAGATGGGCAACAAAACAAGAACAAAGCAACAACAGGCGCGGAAATAAAAAGTTTGACTATTTAGGGCAAAGCTTAACACTTACCCAAATCGGTAGGAAGTATAACATAGACGCTCAAACGTTGGAACACAGGTTAAACTTTGGGCTTAGTGTGAAAGAGGCGCTGGAACATCCGAAATATAAGAGGCTAAGGTATTCTAAAGTTTAAATTGCCGTAAGGAGGATGTGGACTAGATGGGTTTAGTGGAAAACGATCCTCGCGATGTGGGTTATATTGCTCTAACAATTGCAATAATGTGGTACGAATTAATATCTAGCGAAGCTGCCTTAAAAATTGCGGCAGGTCAATCCCATCGGCTACCCGGGAAGAAACTCACACCGGAAATGTTTACAGAGATGCAAAAGATTATGGACAGCCCTAATTTTTACAACATAAACAGCTTTGTTAAAAAATACAGAGTGAATAAATACGAAATTTTAGAGGCGATAGCAGGTCAAAACGCTAATGAGGAGGTTATTATGTCGATACAGACAGAGAGGTTACTTAAAAGGCTGAAGGATTTAGCTGAGGATTGCAAAGCAGTAGACTGTGAAAAGTGTCCACTCGATAAAATTATGTGCGGAGAGTATACATTGTGTGAAGTGCTGACAGATACGGCGATTGACGGGAAGGGGAGGCTTGAATTGAAAAAAGTCATACCGAAGTCATACCGAAGTCATACCGTTGAAGATTTAGGAATGGACATAGTTAGAAAAACATATAAGCTACACAAAAAGGCTGATGATGAAATGCACACATATGCAGAGAAGCACCCGAGAGAAAAAATACAGGACATTGTTAGCTTGGCTTTGTTGGAGTATGTGGAGAGAAGGAAATAAACTGGTTCAGATAATATAAATAATGTGAAGGAGTGATTATGTTGAAAAAATTATTAAAGAAGTTTGCTAAGAAAATAGAAGGTCATTTCACCGTCGGTAATCTTACAGTGTTCGGGGATAACGCCATGCATTTCGGGTGTCATTTATGGACAAAGAAATATGGGTATATCTGTTGGAGACTACCGTTGCCCTGCGGTATTGCAGACAAGATACTATACGGAGATAAGTTGCGTTGGCGGCCACTTTATTTCTACATTAGCCGGAATGCCACTCCATGGGCGGCAGTGTTTATGCTGGGAAAGAAGCATTCTCCAAAAGATTGGGCTTTAGCACGGATTAGAAAATTGTATTTTGGTTGGAATTACAAAGGTGATAACGACGATCATCAGCATGACCTTTTATGGAAAATAAACGGTCTACGGTAATGCGCAATGACAAGAATGCACATAAAAAAAAGAGCCGGAGCCATCAGCCCCGGTTCTTCTGTTTTTCAAACTGTCTTATCCACCGATACACTGTTGACCGGCTTGTTTCCAATAGCCTTGCCAATTCCACCTTTGTGATTTCGCCTTCCTGCATCTTGTCATAATATTTCTCAAAGCTGTCCGGTAACACTGGTTCAGGTCTGCCAAATGGGATGCCTGACTTTGTGCCAAATCGCATAGCTTTTTCCACACCTTCCCGGACCCGTTCCACTGAAACCTCTCTTTCCATTTCTGCTACAGCGCCCAATATGGTTAGCAGAAACTTGTATGTGCTGCCGGATGAATTGATACCTTCTTTCACAAAGTGGACCGTAACGCCCATTGAAACAAATTGTTCGGTCAATCTGCGCAGGTCGTCAACATTACGGCCTAATCGGCTGATTGATTCGCAGTAAACATGATCGCCGCGTCTGGCATCGGTCAATAGCATTTTCAGTTTAGGCCGTTCGGCATTTTTACCGCTGGCTTTATCGACATAGCGCTGGTCAATTTTGATATGTTCCATGCTGATTTCCTGACGGCGTTCGTCTTGGTGGAGGGTGGAGACACGTTCATAGCTATAATTCATAAAATCACTCCTTGACAAATATTGTAGATTCGATATAATAGTTACATAAAGTCGCGCTGGTGGTGTGTTGGATTGAAACATTGTGATTGACGATTAAGTTTTTGGGGGTAAACCTCATGTCGGGAACGCCGCAAGGCGCGTAACGTTGGATTGAAATTTTAATATTATTATTTGCGTAAAAGCAAAGGAGAGAGGCCGAATCAATCGGCCTTTTCTCATGCTAAAAAGTAAGTGCCATAATCGTTTTGTACCAACACGCCATCAGATTCTAACTTTTCACGCGCAATATTAATAAATCTACTAAGATTTTCTCCCCATGATCCAGCCAGTAAAAACGAGTGGGTAATTGTTATAGTGCCCAAAACCTCTGAATCGTTATATTGCGCCAGAGTTAGCGCCCTCTCTTTCGTAACAACATCTACATCCTCGGCACCTAAACACCCTTTAACAATATATAGTGTCGTTTTCTCGCTGTCGTCATGCCCGGTGGCTGTGCGTTGTGTTACTGCGATGTCACCATAATGCTTTAAACCTTCCAATACTGATTTACTCATAATACCCTCTCTTTCCGCCGTTTCCGGCAATCCCAATATTTTGACTTACTCACCAAGTCATTAGTTTTTCGGTTCCCCTACGTAAAATTTATTTGCATTAATTAATGCCTAAATAATACCATTTGCGGCTTGATAAGTCTATAAGCGTTGACCCTTTCGGGTGTGAGAATTTTACTCACCGGCATATGCCGCAACCTCGGGACTTTACTGCTCAATATTCCGTATGTCGATGTCCTCGTAGTTGTTGTACCACTGCTCATATAGTGCCTTGTAGTCCTTATTTTCGGTCCGTGCGTATTCGTTCCATAGTGCTTGCTGTATAAGGGATTTAAGGTATTCGTGGCGTTCTGCTGGCATCCTGTTTACCTCCCTGCCATAATGGATTTATTCGCCGCCATCACCCTTGCGAACCGGGCGCGGCGTTCATGGCCGGTGCGGTATGATTCATCCGTTGCCATGTGGATCAGGTGGATTAGTTTGATGCGTAGTTTCATAATTTGGCTCCAATCTGCCCGGATATAGCCGCCGGGCTCGGCGTGATGTTTAGTTTGCTTTAGCCATTCGCCTTAATGCCCATTCTGCGTTTTCATTTAAAAGCCGTTGCCACGCCATGCAGGACGGTGCCCATCTGAACCCGTTTGACTTCAAGGTTTCACGCGTCTTTTCATCCGGTTTTCCGTCAAACATAAGCTGCAGCCTCATATCTTCCTTATTTCGCACGACTTTGGCGGTTTCGCCGTTTATGGTTACATCGTTGGCGGCTTCATTATCGCTGGATTCTTCGGCGACTTTTGCGGCCTGTGCTTTAGGCGTTAGACTTTTCAAGTGTTGGTAAATAACCGCTTTGTTTCCGCTGCCGGATATGCGGCATATAATCAGGTTGTATTTGCGATAGCTGGTTAATGGGATAAGTTCTGTTTCCCGCTTTTCAAGGTTAAAATCTACCCTGTTCTCACCACTCTCGTCAATCTCAATTTGCAAAAACTCTTTATAGTGCCGTTTGCCGTCTGTAAAATCAAGAGGAAGGTCATAGTACCATCTGCCGCTATTAGCGTCATATTGCGATTGATGTTTCCGGCCCTTATCCCACAAGGCAACAATTTCTTCATAAGTTTTCGCGCCGTTTATGCTGATGTTTGCCTGCTGTTCCTTAAATTCTTCCGGTGCAAGCTGTAGGAGACGTTCTTTAAGGCGGCGAATTTCGGTTTTGTTGTACCCCCATTTGTCCGGTGGTGCGGTTTCAAGGGATGCAATTTTGGCCTTGATGCGTTCAACCGCGTTTTTGTCGTCGGATCTGATTATTTTGTCACCATTCACAACGGACCATATTTTACTGTCAATGTCCTTAATATCGTCATATTCAGCCCATAACGCACGTTCACGATTCAAGTATTTTTCATGGGCTCTCATGTTGTAATTGGATGGTCCGGCTATCATCACGCTAACGTGCCCTGCGCCGTTTTTATTGCTTCGATTTATCCAGTCTGCATATTTTACCTTGAATGATTCTAAAAGCCTGTCAAGTCGTTCCTGACCCTCTGGAGATACTTTCAATTTTGCCTTTTCAATCTTTTCTACGGCTTCTGCTATAACTGCATTATATTCTGCGGTTGCGCTGCCTGATTTGTAATCGGAGAAGCTCATATTTTCCTTACTGCGCCTTGCTAAGTCCTCGTTAATGATGCCCATTGTGTTACCTCCCGTATAATTTAGCCTGTCTGGACTTGGAACCAGACTGTAGCATTACAGCCTTTCGGCTGTCCTCTGCATTAATACATAGCGTACATTTCTTTCAAATTGATTTTGCCCTTTTCAAAAAGCCTTTTAGCTTTCTCCTTCTTCTGTTCGGTCTCGGCAATTCTTTGTTTAAAAGCTTTGTACTCAGCCGTTTCCTTATTGGCTTCAATTGCCTTAGACAAAGCTGCAATTGTGTCGGAATCATCCGTTATAACGTTAAACACGTGGCTGCATTCCATAAAGTTCCCAAAAATCGTCGTACAGCCTTTGTAGAGCTCTGCAGCTTCCTTTTTCAGCCATGTTGGGTGAGGATTAATAAAGTTGCCGTATTTCTCGAATGTTGGGTCAAGCGGATACTTGGCAAGTACAGTTAAAAGTTCCTCAATTGTGGCTGGCTGCTGTCCTGCCCACTTACTGCCGTTTGAAATAATTTTTATCATACTATCCCATCCTTTCAAGTCATCTTCAGTGCGCCTATCTGACGCAGACCGCCGAAGCGGTTTCGACTATTTTTCTTCAAGCGTCCCAGAGGTTGCAGTATAAAACTTTTTGTAATCATCGGTAAACAATAACTCGTACCCTTTAAATTTAGTCGCAATAGCACTTTGACACTCAACGGGGCAACTTGTTCTTAAAATAACGCTCCCATCCTCTTCCATTTTTACAGTAGCAAGTTTAGTTGTTACAAGGTTAGCAATGATGCCAGTTTTGCGTCCGCATATTATTTGCATAATTCAATCCCATCCTTTCAAATTTGCTAGGTGCAGCTCCTTTCAGTCTGCACCGCTTTGGGCTTAAAAGCCTTTTTAAAGACGCCCAAACGTCTGTTATTTCTTTACTGCTGAGAATATCATGCGGTTAATGCCTGTGTGCTTGCCTAAGATGTCATATTCGCCTTCATAATGTGTCGGTTCTGTATACCCTTCTGCGTATGCCTCTCTTTTGTTATCAAACACCTTTTCAATCTTGCACGTACAAAACCGTGGCGTGTAAATATAATCTCCTGCTTTCATCTCTCATACCTCCTAAATTTATTTGTTTGCTATGTGCAGACCAGCCAATCCTTTAATTGCTCCCTCTATACTGTGCTATGCACTTCGAGGTATGACCTGCCAGATGCAGGCTATTGGGAATTGGCTGTTAAGTTGTCAATGTTCGTTTTGTGCGTTGCCGCTTTCGATAGTTTTATGATACATCGACCGTCAACGACTGTCAACGCCTTTTTGCAAAGATGGGACTATAGACCTACAAACGATTGTTCGGTAAAATGGTGCAAATCGGTATAGCTGTAAGCATATTTGGGCATAAAAAAGAACCGGCTGAGCGGCTCTTGATTAAAAATTATTGTTGCTTGATTTGTAGTAATTGCTCCAGCATCAAGGCGGCCTGATTAGAAAAACTCCGCTTGTTATTGTCGGCCAGCTTTTGGATTGCTTCGGCGGTTGCTTTTGTCAGCATAATATTTTTAGCTATGTTTTTATCTTTATTGATTGGCATTATATCAACTCCTGTCAGTTAAAGTCAATTACTATTATAGTATGGATTTGGGCTGATTGCAAGAGGACAAAAGGAGCGGACCGGAATAAGGTAAAATAATAGTAAAGGGAGTTGATTACATGCCTAAAAATGCTTTATGTGAGCAATGTGCACTATCAGATATATGCGAGGGTAGATGCCCGGCACTGAATAAGTTGTTGGAAATATATAAGCAGACTAGAACAAAAGACCGGCACCAATTAATTAAAAAGCTGTTGAAAGAGTTAAACATAAGAGATGCCGAGCCAAACAAGGACATGCGGAAGCTGGCTGATCAGATTATAGCGAGATTCCCGGAATTGTCGATCATCCCGGAATATGATATCAAGATCGGTTATGTGCTGAGTCAAGAGAAGCCGGCTGGAACAAAGATTAAATATGCAGATTGCGAAAAGGTTAAATTAAAGCATCAGGCGTGGTTACCATTTGACTTTATAATCACGTTTTATGAGCCGAACACCGAACTGTTGAGCGAGAACCAGAAAAAGATATTGATGTTGCATGAATTAAAGCATATCGGAATAGGCGAAAAGGGTCTGAAACTGGAAGAACACGACCGGGAAGACTTTGCTGATATATTGAAACGATATGGAATTGATTGGAATATATGTGGTGAAGAAGTGACGGATATATTGGGTGAAGATAATATTACTTTAAGTGAATATAAAAGCATATAAGGGAGGTTAATAGAATATGGAAGATAATGTTAATACCTCCTTACAGGGATTTACAGATTATAAACTGTCAGATAAAGAGAGATTAATACTAGAGGTATTATTAAATCCAGAATATCGTACTAAATCCATATCAGACATATGTAAAATAGCTGGTTGCTCGCGTCCAACTTACTATGATGCAATGGCTAAACCCGGATTTATGGCTATTTATGAGCAAAAAACAAAGGAATTAGTTAAACAATCAGTAGGCCCAATTCTCAACACCTTCGTCCGTGAAGCTCTACGAGGATCCTTTCAGCACGGCAAAGTTATCCTTGAAATGGCTGGCCTCTACTCCGAGAAATCCACCCTGGACATTAACGAGACCTTTAACGTGAATTTAACTGTAGATGAGCGCCGGACCCGAATAGCATCATTATTAAGTGGAAAACAGCTGGATTCAGCCATTACAGCGGATTTTAAGGTATTATCTGATAGTGTGTCGGAAACTATAGTATGATGTCACGCCTTAAATAGCACAGATTAGCACCATGCAAGCCGCATTGTACCGCTACATGTGATACATTTACTCTGTTAAGGGTTTGATGATACACTCAATAAGCATTGCCACCTATCAGCAGGAGCCGGACAACTGGCCACCTGCTATATTTTTGTCCAGGTGTAGCAACCGGAGCCGGACCATATAGGGGGGTGGGTCTGATCTGGGAGAGAACCGATGCCTCGACCTACCCCGGCTTTTCTCAGAAGGTACCATATAGTAACTTCCCATCCGACCGAGCAAAGTTGCAAATATACCCCAATCCATCCCCATCTACCGACCATTTTGTTAACCTCACTGATACGGTTTCTGCAATCAGACTTACTTCTTTTCAAGGCTATCTGCGTCTATTCAAGCGCAAAAAGCATTCGCCGTTTCGGTGATAAAATTAATGTATAGAGATAAGCGAACCTCAAAGACACCTCAGAGTACATCCCTTATTAAGTACAGAGGGATAGAAATAAAAAATCAGTCTCAAAGGTGCTTAAATGGCTGAAACAATATGTACAAACTTGTGCAATAAAGGGCGGTTAAATGTACAGAGCTGTACAGCAAGTTTACATAATAAGGAGAGTATAAATATGATTGAACAGAAACGATATATAAACGAACATGGACAGGTGATTTCGGAGGGTTCAAGAACGTTTAAAGTGTTCGATGATGAGAAAGGCTATTTGTTTAGGTCAAAAAACTACTTTGTAAAATCCTACTCAGATATTAAACTGTCGGAATTCCTTAACAATAAAAGCGACTTTACAAACATATCCCTGTTGTCTGAAACAATCTACAAAGATACCAACATGATTGCAGTAACTGAAAGAAATATTTCAAGACCTGCAAGCATGGAGGATATAAGTAAAATAATTGGTTTGTGCGATAGAAGGGCGAAACAGTTTATTGACCGCATGACGCAAAAAGGTGTACTTGCAAAAGCGACTGTAAACACACAAGAGACTATAACAGTTCAATTCTACATCAGCCCACTGTTTTTTATGTCAAACAAGTACCTTAGTCCATTCCTGTTCATGCTTTTTAGAGAACAGCTTAAACCTTATTTGAAACCGTGGGCATGGAAAACTTTGAATGATGCGGCCAACCTTAAAGATGTTGGGTTAAAAATAGTGCCAGCTCCGGCAGAAACAGTTGAAAATCCGTTGAAAAAGAAAGTTGAAGAAATGTTTCATTCCAAACAAGAGTAACTTGTTAATTTTATCCTGCATAGGGCTGTACACCCGAACGGCGGTAAGCCTTAGCCGCCTTGCAGGATTTTAATAAAAGGCGAATATGAGAGGCGGTATTTTTATGAGTGAACAGGCTAAAAAGGCTATTGCTGATTACGCAAAGCGGATAGAAGAGCTAGAGCAAGAAAAGGTGTATGCAAGGGAATCTCTAATATTAAACCTAAAGAACGAAAACAACCTTTTAACAACCGAATTTGTTAATTGGTATTATTGGGAAACAGACTACTCATTAAAGATGTTGTCTGAAATTACAGATTCTCCAATGAGTGGTATAACTAAAAAAGTTGAAAAAACTAGAGAAGTGCCGTACCTTTGCCCTAAATGTAAAGAAACCACTTTCCATACTTGCTATACCAGAAACGATATGAATATATTTTTAAGCCCAAGAAAAATGAAACGCTTTCCTGAGACTTACTATTGTGAAAAATGCTTAGAAATAAAGCGCAAAAAGCAAGAGGAAAACATAATTAAACGGGCGCAAACTATTGAAAGCAAAAGTAAAAACAAAACAGCTTTACTCAATAAAATGCCATACGATGAATTCCTCCAAACAAAATATTGGAAAAAGTTTGCCAAGGAACGCTTGCACGAAGCAGGTTGCAAATGCTCTAAATGTGGAAGAAATGATATAACCTTGCAAGTTCATCATTTGACGTACGAGAGAAGAGGGCATGAACTACCTTCTGATGTGATTGTGCTATGCAAGGCTTGCCATTTAGAAGCTCACAATAGGCCCGTTCCTCAATGTTTAGTGTATAACCCAGTTTCATTGAGAGACAGGGCGTTGCAAGCGATAAAACAGTAACAGCCTGACAGTCAATCGGCTTCAGCCACCTGTCGCAAATGTGGCAGAGTTTATTTTAATTTTAAGAGGTGAAAGGTATGACAACAAACCAAATCCTATCAACCGAATATTCCGAAAACTTTGACACTCTCCGCAAGAATCGTATGGAGGTATCCTTCCACAAATACGGTCCTATCAGAATCAACTACGGCGAAAAACTTGTAAGCGCTATAAGCAACCTTGAAAAGCGGCTTGAACTGTACAAGCAAACTGGAAACATAGAATACCTTGCTGATGTTGCCAACTTCGCCATGGTTGAGTTTATGTATCCTCAACACCCCGAAGCGCATTTTAACAATATGAGCGAAAGTCCCGGACTAGGCGGTATGACATATAGGGAGATTGAAAACTTCTGAAAGGATGATTTCATGCTGTACCATACTAAGCAGGAATTATTATCCGCAATTCGCCTGGCAATCGAAGAATTGGAAAAGGACAATCCAAACTATGAGGATATAGCGTGTTTACTGGACGAGTGTTCTGAAATGTTGGTACCGGAGATTGAATATTTGAAAGAGAGGATACGTCATGGTTCAAGTCACACTGCACGGTAAAAACAGAATACACGAACGATGCGGAATCAAGGTAAAAAGTGCTGAACGGTTGGCGAACATTGCGTTTGAAAAAGGGTTATGCCAATCCGATGTATCCGGTTCGCTCCATGGGTATTTAGTCTCCCTATACGACTTTAACGGACAAGCCAACAATATCCGGATGTATGGTGACAAAATCTACATATTCTGCAATGACGTGCTGGTTACAGTATATGATACGCCCAAACGGTTTCAGAACACGATAAACCATATCATGCGCAAAAGGAGAGACAACATTGAACAAAGATGAACTATTGAAAATGCTTGAATCGGGTAGACTGAGCGATAAGGAAGAGATAGAGTTATTGCAGTTACTTGAAGCTGAACGGAAAGAAGAGGCTTTGCAGGATGAGGTTGTTTTTGCTGAAGAGTACATAAAAATCGTCAATAAAAACGGCGAACTAGTACCGCTTAAACTCAACAGCATACAGTGTAAAATCCATGAAACAAAGAAGAAATTGCGCGCATTAGGCAAATTGGTAAGAATCATTGTTATTAAACCTAGGCAGTGCGGTGTTTCTACTGATGCACAGGGCAATATGATTTATAACACCACAACGAAAGAGAACCGGACAGGTCTGATTGTAGCTCATACACAACCTGCAACGACCATTATATTTGAAAAAGCAAGGTACATGTATACTAATCTTCCTGCGCACACAAAACCGCTCTTACAGGCTTCAAACGCAAAGGAACTTGTATTTGACAGGCCAACAGGATACAAGGGGAAGGGCAAGGGACTACACAGTAAGATAAGCATACAGGTAGCAGGAGATGTCAATATAGGCCGTGGCGATACGATACATTATTTTCACGCCAGTGAATTTGCCTTCTGGCCTTCTCCAGACGGTAAAAGCCCAAAGAAACAGCTTGCCGGTATTATGGCGGCAATGCCAAAAACACTTGACACAGATGCCGAAATTGAATCAACGGCAAATGGATACAATGACTTCAAAGAATTGTGTGATGATGCGTTAAACGGAGAAAATGAATGGACATTACTCTTCTTTGCGTGGCATGACTTTGAATTGAACGTCATGGATTGTACAGATGAAGAATATCAGAGAATATTAAATAACCTTGATAAGAAAATCCGTGAATATCTTCTCGGAACGCCCAAGCAAACCGGAATAATCAAACTATACAATCTTACAAAAGAGCAAGTCAAATGGTGGATATGGACTTATAAGAATGACAACAACGGCGATTTTGATATGATGCGCCAGGAAAATCCGTCGTCATATCAAGAGGCATTCCTTTCAACTGGTTTACCTGTGTTCGACAACGAGAGAGTAAGCCTTCGCCTTGAATACCTACGCCAGCAGTATAAGAAGAATCCTCCGAAGCGGGGCAGATTTACTTTTAAGTGGGGCAATCCTGACACGAAGGATTATATCAAGGACAATACGATTAAATTTGTCGAGGATCCAAACGGCTTTGTCACAATCTACGAAGATGTTCAAAGTGGTTTCCCTTACGTTGCGGGCGGTGATACAAAAGGTGAAGGCACGGACTTCTATTCCGCAACTGTCATAAATAATGTCACAGGCAACAGGGCAGCTTCTATTCATTTCTGCTGGACAAACTCAAAACCTTACTCATGGCAAATGTATTGTCTCGGACGCTACTTTAACCTAGCCTTGATTGCAATAGAGGTAAACTTTAACACGGCTCCAATTGAAGAACTTGAACGCCTTCATTACCCACGGCAATACACTAGAAGGCAATATGACAGCATGACAAAAGAATACCAGAATAAACGCGGATGGAAAACAGATGGCAACACAAGACCGCTTATAATCGACAAAGAGGTTAATTTGATTGAGGACAACATAGACCTGTTCAACGATATAACTATGCTCAATGAGTGTTTGACCTTCATCAAGAAACAGGGCAACAACGGATTCAGGCCGGATGCAATGTCGGGCAAACATGACGATGCTTTGTTCTCGGACATGATCGCCAACGAAATCCGTACCCAGCAATCCTTTGAAGCCGACATAGAGCGAGAAGTCCAGCGTGGAACCTTCGACAACGACAATTCAAACGGCGGATATGAGAGTGAATCGCCATTCGATTGAGGAAGAAAGTACCGTGAAAAACCGTGATAGAATTATAAGTGAAAGGAAGTGCGTTTTATATGCGCGATATCAACGAAATAATCAAATCTTGGAAACCTGAAGCAGGAGAAACTATTATAAATCGAATCTCCGGAGAAACATCAGAGGTGTTCAGTGTCGGCAAAAGAGCTAATGCCGAAACGCTTTTTATTCAACGTGGGTATTACAATGGAACGCCTTTGCTTTACGAAGAGCCAAAATCAAAATTTTTTCCTATAAACAAAATATATGAAATTGTAAAAATGGAGGTACTCACCTATGATTAATCTATTCCTTATTATCGGCATAGCCCTAATCCTTCTCCTATCCAACTACACCGCCCTAATCTACGGTATCCGCCTCGGTAAAGCTATGCAGCATGATATCCCACCTGTGCCGATTGAATCTGCCGTGAATGCCTTTAAGGGAGCGTACAAACTGATAAAAGGCAAGGTGCATAAATCATACTACGAGAAGAAAGCACCGAAACAGGATGATGGAAGTAATCCATTGTGGCAGTGATGGGAGGAAAGTATGAAGATATTTAAGATTGTTTTAAAAGGTTTGATATGGCTAATGTTTATAGTTTTATTCTGCACAATAGGTGCTCTCATTTCATGGTACGGATATGTTGAACCGGTAAGCAAATTTATGAGAATTGTTGCTATAGCAACTTTTGTTTCAATACCGAGTTACATATTAACGAGCAAAGTTATGAAGCACGTAAAGATTGATTAAACAGGCTATAAGCCGAAGGAGGATATTGCGGGTGCTGAGTTTGATTTAATCGTATCGGCGGGGGTCAGAGCAGAAAAGACACGGGGTTGTTAGCCCCGGATTGCAGGTTGGAATCCTGCCACGCCGATATTTTAATAAATATTAAGGAGGTCGCCAATGCCAACAAAAGAGCAGATTGAGCAGATATTAACTGAACTCCAAGGAGTTATGCGAATACAGGATTGGGACGTATCTATTGAAATTGTTAATGATCGTGAAATGGACAGCATTGCTAAATGTGAGTATATCCCGGGTGGATATTGTTACAGAAACAGGCACTATAAAACGGCGGCCATATCGCTAAACAAAGATTATGAGGACTATGAAAAAGATTGGTATAGTATTTTAATTCACGAACTATATCACGTTGTTTTGGAAGATATGGATAACTTTTGGGATAATGAAGTATTTAGACTTCTGCCAGAGGACAAGCAAGGTAGTATAGGTGAAAAGCATACGTTTTACATCGAAAGGCTTAATTGTGATTTAACAAGGCAATTTTGCGGGCTGCACCCATTGAGCCATAAAATAGCATCGGAGCTTAAAACGGAAGGAATGGCAGGGCTTACATCAATTATGAAAGGGGAATCTGCATGAACAACACCGGAGATATTGAACTGCAGCTTATCGAACTTGTCAAGTTAGAGGATTTACCAATACAATACAGAGAACCGGCTACGCTTCCCGTTAGACGAATGACAAAGGATGAAATTAAAGAAATTTACGGCAAATAGGAGGTAACTATGCAACTCCAAAAGATAAAATGTACCAATCCGGAATGCAACAAAACTCTTGGTGAGGCATCCGGCGAATTTAAAAGGATATGCCAACGATGCGGATGGACAACTCATGTTGTAGTAACATCCGATGGCATTTTAAAGTTAAGCGAAAACGGAAAGGGCGAAAGGGTGAAAGCCAATGGTTGAAGATTGTGTCGGACTTAAAGATGAAAAATGTACATGACTGAAAAATGATAAATGCAACGGGACAAAGTGTTCTTTCTACAAGACCAAGGAGCAAGAAGAAGCGTCACGCAGCAAGGCATACAGCCGCATTATCAGCCTAGAACAAAGCCAGCAGGCATACATAGCAGATAAATATTGTGGCGGTAAAAGGCTGTGGTTGCAAGGAGATAATTGACCCAACTAAACCATGTTAAAATAGAAGTAGCAAGAAGCACGGTTGACCGAGAGGTTTAAGGTTGACACCAACAAAAGCCCGGATACTTAATGACAGGTTGGATACTGGCGAAAAACGGGCTCGCGGGTTCAAATCCCGCACCGTGGAAATTTCATACATAAATTATCGCGTCTCGAGCAGACCGGATCAATCTTAATCGATTGTTCTGGTCTTTTTTATTTACAGGAGGTACATATGTTTGGATTAGGCAAAAAGAACGAAGTTAAAACTGCATCCCCCCGTAACACGCAGGAAGAAAACGATCTTGTCTGCAAGATTGACACAGCACAACAGTACGCAGAGGGTGGCACACGAACCGACATTGAGGTTTGCTGGGAGGATGAATATAAAATTTATCAAGGCGGTGGCAAGCAATGGGATACCACCAAAGGGCTTCGTACGTCCAAAGGTAAGAAGCGCAATTTCAATAGTGAAGATAACTTCGTATTCCCCATGATGCGTAATATGCTTGCGCCATTCTCCGTTGCTCCGTCAATGGAAATATCCGGTGTTGAACCAATGGATGATGAAGCTGCCGACACATTGAATAACCTTGTACCGCATATTCTGTCCAGAAACAAATTTCAAGACCAATGGGGTAAACTTGCTGAACAGTTTGTCAGGTATGGACCTGCTATAGAATATGTCGGATATGACCAACACTGGATAGGTGGTACCGGACCTGACAAATGGGTAGGCGAGATTAGGACTGAAGCTGTCAAGAAAGAGGAATTCTACCCTGATCCTGCCATACTCGACTTAGAGGAACGGTTACAGGATTGCTCATATATCAACCGGAAACAGCGCAAGAAATTACAATGGTTTGCTGATACCTGGGAGAAGGGCCAATATGTCCTTGAAGATTCGCAGGATATTCCGAAAGGTAAAGAGGATGAAGGGCAAGAACCGAATCAAGCCACGCTGATTACCCATTTCCACAAAGGAACGCCTTATTTCGTATCAGATGAATGGAAGAAGATATTCCTTGATAAAGCGCAGATAGCGGAATCAGAATCAAATCTTCCCTTCTACGCCAAAGACCTCAGAGATATGGCAGATGGTACTTTAAAGGGTGTACATTGTGCCTACAAAGCCGGTACAATCCTGCTGGACTACATACCATACATATATGATGATGGGTTGTATCCATTCGTTTACAGGGTGCTATACTCTGATGAAAAGCAGCCTTGGGGAATGGGCGAGATACGGAACGTTGTAATACCTCAAATCCTGCACAACAAAGCTGATGAAATCGAACTTGGCGCAATGCTTGGACAAGGTTTAGGCGGAGCGTATTACAGTAAAGGTGCTTTGTCGAATGCCCAACGCGAGGAACTCATGGACAATCTAGCCAAAGCGAACGCATGGCATGAGGTAACTGACATAAACGGAATCCATGAGAAGAAGGCCGTACAAGTGCCACCCAGCATAATCAATTTCAAAGAGGGTAAGAAGGACGTAATTGACTTAATAAGCGGTAATACGGCTATCCTGCAAGGACTGTCTATTGGCGCAAATGTGCCGTACAAGACCGTTGCTGAACTCGGCGCAAGGGCTGATGCGAGAACCAGCCATAAAGCAAAGGTGCTGGAAGGTTTCACGATTGAGTTTGTACAGCTTATTATAAACCGTATCGCTCAATTCTACACAGAAGATAGAAAGTACCGCATATTGGGTGAGAATCAAGCCAAACAGATACAGGCTAAAGCATACAAGGTATTGCAGGATATAGCTTCTGCGCCGCAAGGAACTGACCCAGCGACACAGTTACAGGCTATGATTGACCTTCTGACGTTCATTAAGACACAGCAAGAGAAGCCTAAATCCGGTACATTCAAACGCGGTATGCTGGTTAAAACATGGAACAGACAAACAGATGAAAATGGTCAATCAATGGTAGAGGAATTTATACCGGAGTTTGATGTCAAAGTAAAAATAGCAGAGGATAAGCCGACAGACAGGAACTACTGGATAAATGTTGCTACGCAAGCCCGTGCCGCAGGCTTAATCGGCCCTAGTTCATATTGGGAAACAATTATTGAAGGTAAAATTCCGAGTAAAGACGTAATCATGCAGGAACTTGACGAGATTAGTAAGGCACAAGCAGAGGCAGTATCGCAACAGCAACAGACTATGATGCAAGCACAACAGCAGGAGAAGGAACAGGACAAGCAGACAAGCCTTGAAAAGATAGACAGGCAGAATCAGAGCATGGAGAAGCAAGTTGCAATGTCGGCTATGGCGAAAGCAGGTGCTAAACGATGAATGAGACAGGTGAAATTGTCAAGGCATTAGTAGACGAAAAGGCAATATTCTGTTCAAAATGTGGACATAAGATAGCTTCAACAAAAGGCTTCAAGCGCGGTTTAGGTAATGGCAGTATATTTCTTGTTTGTAAGCATAAATCGGCTGGAAAGGTTTGTAAGACAGTAAATCAGATTGATTTGTAGGCATGAAAAGAACTAATTAAAATCGTGCTATACTGAAATTGAAGGACAATTGAATCGCAAGGATAACTGCTTTAAGCGGTTGCAACGAGAGACTTGAAAAAGTTTCCCGAGCAGCCGCTTTTTTATTTGGAATTATCCCCTACCAGGGATGAAATATAACTGCCCTACCAGGCGGGAGGACTTGAAACATGATTAAGAACATTTATCTCCAACGATTCGCAGAAGAAACCATTCCAGCGAAGCAGGAGGAAACGAACCTTGACAATAAGCCGGAGCAAGCCAAGCCATTTACCAGTACGATAAGGAACATTTTTGGCTTGAAGGACAAGGAACCTGCTAAAGCAGAACCGGCGAAAGTAGAAGCAAAACCGGATGAAAAGCCCGCAGCGGAGAATGAAGAAGTCAAGCCGGAGGAACCGGTCAAGGAACCTGAGTTTGATGAAATCCTGTACAACAAGGAAAAGGTGAAGATACCAGTCACCGAACGCCAAACGTACATCCAGAAAGGCTACAACTACGACAAGGTTAAGGCTGATGCCGATGCCGCCAAAGCAACACTGAAAAGAGTTGCACAAGCAGAAGGCTTCAACACCGTTGATGAATACCTTGCAGAACTCGGCAATCGGGAGAAAGCAAAGCTGGCTGAACAAATCGAAGAAGCTGCTGGCGACCCTGACAAGATTAATGAGATTGTGGAAAAGCATCCGGTGGTAGTTAAGACCAAAGAGGAACGGCGCGAGTTGGATTACGTGAAAGCCAAAACAGAACTCAGTAAGAGTGAGTTTTTCGCAAAGCTCGAACCTGAACTTGACAGGTTGATGGAAGTTAACCCGACAGCTGACCCGAAGCTCGTTTATCCGCTTATAGTCGGACAGTACGTTATGTCGGACGAGTACAAGCAGGAACAGGCCGCAAAGACCGCACAGAGCGCACAGGAAAAAGCAGAAGCGAAGGCTGCAGCAGAGAGAAAAGTTATAGCTGACACGCACGACAAAGAGCGGAGGACTACCCCTAAAGGCGGAGATGCTGGAGACGGGAAGGACGTTGTAATGGCTTCCGACTTCACAAAGAAAATTTCCGACATATTCGGAGTTTCGGCTTCAAAAGTAGCACAGAGATCACATGAAAAAATGAAAAGGAG